GCAGCGAAGCATTCATTCAGGAAGTGTTCGACCGTACCCTGTCCAGCCCGGACAGAAAAGTGTTTCACGACCTGAACCCCAAGGCTGAGGGTCACTGGTACTACAAGACCATTCTGGACTTCCACGAAGCGAAGCAGCGTGAGAACCCCGACTATGGCCTGAACTACGGCCACTTCACCATCGCGGACAACATGAGCATTTCAGACGACCGTCTGCGGGCCGTGCTGGCCACCTATGACCGCAAGAGTATCTGGTATGCCCGCGACATTCTGGGCCAGCGCAGAGCCGCCGAGGGCCTGATCTACGATATGTTTGACTTCACGGCCAATGTCTATACGGTTCCGCCCACTGCAATGCAGGCCGTTTCCACCCGCACCATTGCGGTAGACTACGGAACCTTGAACCCAACCTGTTTTCTCTCGATCTTTGACGACGGTGAAACTGTCCGTGTTGACCGGGAATACCGATGGGATGGCCGCAAGGAACGCCGCCAGAAAACCGATGAAGAATATGCCGACGACTTCATGGCCTTTATGGGAGATAACCCCTGTGCGGCCTATGTGGACCCGTCGGCGGCATCTTTCATCACCGCACTGCGCCAGCGCGGCGTCTATGTCATGGAAGCCAACAACGATGTGCTGAACGGCATCCGCCGGTGCAGCACCCTGATCTCCAAGCGCCGACTGCTGGTAAGCAAAGCCTGCATCGGCCTGCTGGACGAGTTTGGCCTTTACCGCTGGGACGATAAGGCTGCACTGCTGGGCGTGGAGAAACCCGTAAAGGAGAACGACCACGCAATGGATGCCCTGCGCTATTTTGTAAATTCCCTGCCTGATTGGAGGTTTGAGCATGTCCAGGCGTAACAAGAACCGCCCCGCCGGGGGCACACAACCGAATACCCTGACACTGGATGCTTTCTCCAACCCGCTGTTCCGGCTGGGCTATGGCAGCCAGAGCCCGCTGGAAGCCACCAGCTATCCGCTCACCCGAATGACCGGCAACTATGCGCTGCTCAACAGCCTCTACCGTGAAAACTGGGTCGTGCAGAATGTTGTTGGCCTGATGGTGGACGATATGCTGCGGGAATGGTACGAACTCAAGGACGCTGCGCCCGATCAGCTGAAAGCTCTGCATCGTGCTGAGCAGCGCGCCGGTCTGCGCAGATGTATTTCCACCGGCCTGAAATTGGGTCGCCTGTATGGCGGTGCCGCCGGGCTGATCCTGATCGCCGGGCAGACCGACCTTTCCCAACCGCTGGACCCCGACAGCATCCAGCCCGGCAGTTTCCGGGGCCTGTACATCCTTGACCGCTGGCAGGGTATCTCACCGGAACCGGGCCTGACCTTTGAGGGTGGCGAGGTGGTGCCTGCGTTCTATTCCATCAACGATGCCGCCGGGCATATCGTCACCCGGGTGCATCACTCCCGCGTCGTCCGGTTCATTGGCAGAGAACTGCCGGAACTGGAACGGCAGGCGGAGCTTTACTGGGGCGAATCCGAGGTGGAAGCCCTGTACAAGGATGTTGTGGCCCACGATAATGTTTCGGCCAACATGGCAGCGCTAACCTTTCAGGCCAACATCAACACCATGGAGGTCAAGGGTCTGGAACAGCTGCTTTCCCTTTCCAGCCCGGATGTGCAGCGGCGCTTCTGGAACACCATGCAGGCCCAGAGTGTGCTGCGCTCCAACTTTGGTGTACAGCTGGTGGAACAGGGCAACAAGATCAACAATACACAGTACACCTTCACCGGCCTGCAGGAAGTGTACGAGAGCATGTGCCTGAACCTGTGCGGCGCATCCCACTACCCTATGACGAAGCTGTTCGGACGCTCTCCTGCCGGCATGAACGCCACCGGCGAAAGCGATTTGAAGAACTACTACGACTATGTGGATACCCTGCGGGAAAGCAGACTGCGCCCGGTTCTGGAAAAGCTGCTGCCTGTTCTGGCCCGTTCCGCAGGCATCCAGCTGGAAGATGCAGACCTCAGCTTCCCGCCGCTGTGGACACCAACCGCAAAAGAGACCGCCGACATTGCAAAAATCAAGGCTGACAGCATCGTTAGTGCGTTTCAGTCCGGCTTGCTGGATGTGCCCGCTGCACAGCAGGAGCTGCGCCGCCTGAGCGATGAGACCGGCATGTTCGGCAGTATCACCGATGAAGCCATTGCCGCTAATGCGGGCAAGACTTATCAGGACGTGACCGCCCTGCGCGACCCGCTGGCGGGGCTGACAGAAAATCTGACCGGAATGGAGGTTCCTACTGCGGACACCTCGGTATTCGATTTCAACTCCCGCCACGACCCCTCCGACGGACGCTTTACAAGCGGCGGCGGGAGCGGTAAAATAGAGAAAACCAAGTACGCACCGTCTCCGCAGAGGAGCGAGAGCAAAATTCAGCTCAAGCCCAAGACCTATGCAAGGCTCACCGGTGTGTTGAACACGCAGTACCCGGGGCTTCTGGCTGGTGAAAAGGTCATTATTCGGGATGCCAATTATCAGTACCACGTTACTGCAGATGGCTTTGGTGGACTGAGCGTTGAACGGCGCATTCCAATCACGAACAGGAGGAAAAAATGAGCAAGCAGGAATCTGTATGGGTGCAGTATGTTCGTGAGCACTATGAACCTGCCTCTGATGTCGAGATGTCCTATGAGGACGAAAATAATTTGCTTTGGCTTTTGAATGCACCGGCAGGATATCAGGTTGAGGACGAGATGCTTGAGTATGCACAAAAGCACCCGGATGCAAGCATGAAAGAACTTATCGAATACTTCGATGAAGTTGCCCCGGACGGGCTTACTCCGGGCGACGATGGGCTAGACCTTGAGGAGAATTGACCTATGGCCAAGGATGATTACTTTGTTCTTGCATATCGCATTCTTTCATATCTCTACGCCTGCTTCAAAGCTGGCGAACGGCCTGATATGGACTGCATTTCAGCGGATGTTCTTCATATCCCCGTGGGGTACTGGTTCAACATCATGCGCAGCCTGACAGAAGAAGGCTATATTGTAGGGCTTGTTTTCCCTGCGTCGATCGGCTCCGCTGTCAGCGTCAAAGTCATTGACCTTCGCATTACGCAGAAAGGCATTGAGTTTTTGCAGGAAAACAGCATGATGAAAAAGGCCGCTGCTTTCCTCAAAACGATCAAGGAAACAGTGCCCTGCATTTAATTTAACAGTACAAGCGTCAGACGAAAGTCCGGCGCTTTTCTTTTGCCCATTTTCAGGAGGAAGCCTATGCCCACCCTTGCCCGTGCATCCCCTGACCGGGAACTGGAACGGCTCATCCGGCTGTACCTGCGTGCCGAAACAGATATCATCAACGAGATCGGCCGTCTGCGCAGTCAAGGCCTTGTGGATTATCACGCTGTGGCTGCTCTGGAACGGGTGCAGGCCATTCTCCGACAGCTTGAAACGCAGGACTGGGAGTATGTACCGCGCCTTGTGGAAGCGCAGTTCTATGTGCGCCGCCCGGATGCCAGAGCTGTGCCCGGCGAGACGGTAGAAAAGCATCGGGCCGGGTATCTCAATGCCAAGACCCTCACCAGCACCCAGACGGACATTGTGCAGCGGCTGACCATGAACCTCATGGGCCAGCTGACCGATGCCCACAGCACTGTGCTGGCAGGCCTGAAGAGTGCCCTGCTGGGCCGCACGGAACCGGACATTTACCGGCGCGTTGGGCTGGAACAGGTAGCCGAACAGCAGGCTGCAGGGCGTGGCATCAACCAGAGCGTGCCCGCCTTTGTGGACGCTCTGCGCCGGGAAGGCGTGACAGCCTTCACTGACAAAGCAGGCCGGAACTGGAGCCTGCACACCTATGCAACAATGGTCTCCCGCTCCACCTCGCGGCAGGCAGAGATCTTGTCTGTGATAACCGCTGACCCGGAACAGGATCTATACCAGATCAGCGCCCACGGCACCACCTGTGCCCTGTGCGCTCCCTACGAGGGCCGGGTGTACAGCCGCAGCGGAAAAGACCCGGACTTCCCGCCGCTTTCAGACGCCTTCGGCAAGATGGACCCCGCTGGGCCGGATGATCTTTCCAACAGCTGGCTGAACATCCACCCCAACTGCCTGCACAGTCTCCGCCCGTGGACACCGGCAGGACGAACGCCGGAAGAGCTTGAGCGTATCAGGCGCTTTTCCAGCCCCAAGACGAACCCCTACAGCCGCGACCCGCGCACCGAAGCACAGATCAAAGCCTACCGCGACAAAGAACA